CCACTGTCAAAATTTAAACCTCCAAAATTTCCTGAAATAATTTGGCTATCCGCTTGAGGGATTTCTCCCTGACCAGTTATAAAAGTTTTAAAATAATCGTTTCCAGTTAAAAAATAAGAAAAATTTAAAGTCCCGCCTATTCCGTTGGAAGCTACGTAAGAATTAGTATTCCTGTCTCCGATAACATAGTTAGCCTCCAAGGCTGCGTTCAAAGACATTTGCGCATTAGAAGCGAGAATCTCTACATCGTTAATTTTAAGAAGTGCGTTGTTGGCGGAGTAAAGCACATTAATAAGCTGCAGTTAAAGTCTTTTGAGACCGAATTATATCGTCAAGTCCAACACTAGCAGATGTTCCGACCTGTTGACCGCTTATCATCTGAACTTCCATAGTCGCGACTCCAAGACTATCATTAACACCTTTTAAGGTTAGCATTGGGCTCACTGCTTCCCCCGTATAACTTAAACCAGAGTTAAATATATCTTCAGCAACGTTAATAGATTCAGAAGCGTTAGCGTACAAAGTCAGAGTTGGGAATTCTTGACCTATTTTATAAATAGGATTATGAGAAAACGAAATGGAATAATCCGCGGAGTAAACGGTACCCTCTTGGTTCCCTCCGTTAGGCGATGTGGCTTTTATTTCTGTTTGTAAGGTTGTTAAAGGTGTATTAACTCCATGGGCTATGCCTGTTGCCACCTCAGACGTACTACCTATTCCTACTGTATTAATCCCGCTTAGTCGACCACTAATAGGAAGGCCGTCAGAATCGTCAAATCCTCCAAAAAAACTAAAGGAAGCGCTAGAGGTCGATACCGAATTAGCTGCCACATTAAAAGCGTAGGAATTTAAAAATCCCTTACCGCTCAAACCCCCACATTTCACAACAATTCCAGAGCCCGTGGACCCAATAGAATGCTTAATTCCACTAGCTAAATAATTAATAAGGTTCCCAGAGTAACCATTATATAAACCGGTAATAGTTGTTAAAAAGTTAAATGAAATGTCTCCGGCTCGCGGGCCAGAGGGAGTAAAACCTAAGCTCCCTTTATTTCCTATAATGTATAATGGCTGAAGGGAATTACTGAAATTTATACTACAATCCGAAGCGAGAAAAGTTTCACTTAACCCGTCGTAGTCGACTTGTACCGCTGCCTTATCGTAAAATACCTGTGCCATGTCCTTTAGTAGTTAATTATTACACCTTTTTTACCTTAATATGAAAGATCTTAAATTAAAGTTAGCTCCAGCATTACCTTGGTCGCTAGCTTGAAAAGATTCTGAGGTTAAAACCATATCATCAAAAGAGTAGTCTAATAGTTTAGTTTGAGAGTTGTTATTATTCAAAGTTATCTTAGTATTTTTAAAAACTGTTTCTTCGGGAATAAATCTCATATTCTTTATTTCGTAATCGTCTACATCTAAAACAAAGTTAACATTTACTTCTACCGGGGTACCCGCAATTACCCCTGTGGGAGTATCGCGACCTACAGCATACAGAGGCACTCTAGGGGTAGCGATTTCCACACTAAAAGATAACATCCGATTTGTGTTAAATTCATCCAAATTAACCTCCATAGAATTGTAGCTGGCTATATTTAGGCTACTTGGATAATCGTCTGCGGGAAGGGAACCTAAAGATCCAAGGCCAAATTCCCCGAAAACAGTAGCTGACATAGAAATAGAGGGTATTTCTCCTATTGAGCACGAGGCTGAATAGGTTTCCGCGTAAGCCTCAGTAAAGATAAAACTCTTACTTCCGTAGTTCATAACCCCACTAAAGGGGGCCGCCCCTGTAAAATTTTGAAGAACCTCCGACGAAGTAACGTGTGCAGAAGGAGCGAGAGTATGGGTTAAAAGCGTATTTAACTGTAAATTAGCAGTTTGAGGCCCTTGAGGGGCGTACCTGATACGATCTATCCCCAAGCTAGAAAGCGGAGAACCGGCAACGGACTCATAATTAAATGATGCCGCCGTCACTCCTTGTATTCCAGTACCGTTAATAGTGATACTTTCCGCGTTTCTCCTAATTCTTCCTAACATTACCTTATCTTTATTTTACACTCTTTTTTGTGTGTAATATAATAAATAAAGGATTAAGGGAAAATGGCGTTCGATAATAGTATTTATAATGTAGAAACGTGGGTCGCTAATAAGACGTACTCTAAAAACGATATAGTGGCACGAATAGAGTATATAGAGGGAACGTCCAGCTCTAATAACATCCCTAAAAACACCAAATATTACTACAATTTGACAGGATCTAATACCGCCACCGAACCTGAAGACGATGGTACAAACTGGGGAGGATACGTATCTGTCAACAACCAAAAAATTCCATTTTTCCTCTGGAAGCCCTCGTACAATGTTTCGGTTAGGCATAACCCCAAGGTTAACGTAGTTAAATACGGCAATGGCTATGAACAAAGGAATCCTGACGGAGTATTCTCTCAACTTATCGACATGGACATAACCTTTGACAAAAGGACCGAGCGGGAAGCTCGAGCCATATTACACTTCTTGAAAGCTCGGAAGGCAGTAGAAAGCTTCGCAATCAAAGAGCTATCTAACTTATACGCAGATAATACAGTGGGAGGTTTCCGCAAAAGGTTTGTTTGCCCCAATTTTAATAGTAATTTTATTTTTTATAACAACTATACCGTTACTGCCACCCTTACCCAAGAGAATAATTAAAGTAAATGACAAAGGACCAAGCCAAATCCTCAATTAAGTCTTTAGCGTTTGAGCTGTCTAACCTAACACCTTCCGCGCTTATTACTTTATTTGAAATAGATTTATCCACTTTGTTGGAAGCTAAGTCTGTTCCGGCGCTGTCCGTTGACGCGGCAGAAGTAGGATTCACAGGAGCAGTAGATAATATCTTACGTTTTCATAATAATATTAAAATCTTTAACTCTAAAATAAAATGGAACGGAAAAGATTATTGGCCTGTTCCTATTCATGCTGGAGGATTCGAGTCTTCCAGTAAAGGAACGCTACCAACTCCTACCTTAACGATTGCAAGTCAAACCGATGAAGGGGTTACTTTGCTGACCCTACTAAAACATGAAATTTTAAAATATGGAGATATCGTAGGCTGCAAAGTGACAAGAAGAAGAACATTTGCCAAATATCTTGATTGGGAAAATTTTGAATTTGATACTGTGCTGCGAGCCAACCCAAGAGACCGCAAGTTTTCTCCTCGGCTTCAAGAACTCCCTGCAGGATATGAGCCCGACCCTAATGCGGAGCTACCTAAAGATATTTACTTTATCGAAAGAAAGACCGGGGAGAACAAGACTACGCTGCAGTACCAACTTTCTTCCATTTTAGATTTAGAAGGAGTCAAAATTCCTCGTCGGGTGATTATAGCCGACAAGTGCAACTGGAATTATCGCGGGCCGGGATGTTGGTACCAAGAAGCTTACGAAGATGAAACTAAAAATTCTGCGGGGAAGTTTATTGAACAAGTACCTATCCTCCAGAAAGCGGGATTAACTACTCCGGAATTCGCCCTACCGGATAACGCACCCCCTATCGCGACTGATAAAGATGAATCTATAACCTCCGTGATTGGTGGCCCTTTAAAAACGGATAAAAAAGAATGGAATATAGATGCGAAATCAAGTTCTTTCACCAACGACGATGGCGAAGAAGAATGGTACGCCTACAACAAAGGAGACTATACATATATTATTAAAAATAAAATTAAATATTATTTTGTCGCAAAAGTTGACATAACTGAAGCCCAGAATAGAAAAAATCCTCCCCCAAATACTAATTATTGGGTAGCTGACGCCTGCTCAAAAACCCTAGGCGGCTGCAGGATAAGGTGGGGCGCTTCTAGCCCCGGTGCAGCAACAAAAAGCGGTTGCGTTATTGGCGGCCCTCTCAGAGAGCTCGATGGAGAAACTATAGGCGGCCTTCCCTATGGGGGTTTCCCAGCTGCAAGAAAGGTAGCAGGAGGACGATAAAATGCTTTCAGATCTTATAAAAAAAGAAATCCAGTCTCACT